AGTAGATCAACTGGAACATCAAGAAGTACAAGTACAGCGTTTAATACGACAACTGCGTATAACACAACAACTACTTATGGTACTAGTAGAAACACAACAACTTCGTTTAATACTTCTAAAAGCACAACGACTACATTTAATACAGCAAGAGGTACTGGCGAAAGCAGAAGCACATCTACGGCATACAATACTACGACCTCGTTTAATACATCTCACGGCACAGGAGAAAGTAGATCTACATCTACAGCGTACAATACTACTACATCTTATAACACAAGTAAAGCTACAGGAACTAGTAGAGGCACAGGAGAAAGTAGAGGTACAGGAACTAGTCACAGTACAAACACAACTACTACATATAACACAGCGGCATCATTAGTAGCATTTGATTCCACTGCAAATAGTAGCTCTGGTTTTGTATGTTTTGAAAGTTTCGATTATACTTATTATGGCAATAATGTATCCAGTGGTTTACCTGCATATGGATCAAATGTTTATTCATCAAATAATACAGGTTCACCATTAAATTCTGGTTGGTATGGTGCTAAAAACGCGTCTGCATTTATGCCTACTCATAAATACGAAATTGGTGCAGGTGGAACTTGTGTAGGTGTGAGTCAATGTAGTGGTGGTTTCTCAGACAAAAGACTTAAGAAAAATATTAGACCATATGGTAAATCATTAAATGGAATAAATATATACTTGTTCGAATATAAAGATGAGAAATATGGCAAAGGGGTATGGCAAGGTGTTATGGCTGACGAAGTTGAACATATAGAAGGAGCTGTAATGAAAGTCAGAGGTTATCAAGCTGTAGATTATCTTGCTAAAGGAATTGATGTAGAATTTAAACAAATATAATATGGGAGCTTATTTTGACGAAAATTTAATCGCCGCACATAATGGAACAAATTTTGTAGTAGAGAAAATGAACAAGAAGGAGCCGGAAACACTTGATCCATATATTATGTCTAGATTTAAATATAAAGAAGATGTTATGCACCAAAGATACAACCATGAAATTCCTGCAAAGAACTTTGTTGGTGATGGTGGGGAATGTTGTGGATGGGATGTAACAGCCGAGCAATATGAAGGTGTAACATGGGGAGATGTATTATATTTAGGTTTATATTTAGGGAATGCTCCTGAATATATTTATAGAAATAAGTCTGTAACATCTTTAGATGTAATAGAAGAAGACCAAGAAATAATAGATTATGTTACTTGGATAGATAATAATATAACTGTTATACAAGGCGATGAATGGGCATATACAACATCAAAAAAATATGACATTATAATATGTGATTTATGGGCTATGTCAAGAGATGTAACACAAGACCATAAAACAACATTATTAAACAATTATACAAATAATTTAAAGTCTGGCGGTAGAATAATAATACCAACATCAGGTGAAACAATAAGTTAAGATGCCAAATACTAGTAGAAGTACAGCAACAACAACCAGTTATAATACTATAACAGCTTACAATACTACGACGAGTTTTAATACTACGACGACCTATGGTACATCCCATGGAACAGGTGAAAGTAGGAATACAACAACTGCTTATAATACAACAACAACATACGGAACTTCAAGAGGTACCGGGGAAAGTAGGAATACTACTACGGCATATAATACTACGACTACTTATAATACAAGTAAAAGTACAACCACAACATACGGAACATCCAAAAGTACATCTACTTCGTTTAATACATCTCATAGTACTGGTGAAAGTCGAGGTACAGGTACTTCTAGGAATACAACCACATCTTTTAATACCACAACCTCATATAATACGACGACTTCATATAATACATCGAGAAGTACAGGTGAAAGTAGAGGAACTTCTACATCAAGAAATACAACAACTAGTTTTAACACGTCTCATACTACGGGTGAGAGCAGAAATACTGCTACTTCAAGAAGTACAAGTACTGCATTTAATACCAGTACAGCAACAACATATACAAGTTACTTTAATACATCTAGGTCTACTACAACTACATATAACACAAGTACAACTACTGTTTATACTACAACTTTTGCAACAAGTAAAACTACAGCTGAATCAAGATCTACTACAACTACATATACTACAAATACTGTATATAACACTAGTACAGCAACGACAACCACATTTAACACATCTACAGTAACTAGTAAAAATACAACAACAACTTGGAGTACTAATAAAAACACACTTGAGACAAGAAATACAACAACAGTTTATACAACTAATACTGTATTTAATACTTCGACAGCAACAACAACTGTATATACTACTACGTTTTCAACAACAAGGAGTACTAATACAACTTGGGCAACTGCTAGAAATACTCTTGAAACAAGAAACACTACAACAACGTATTCAACAACAACAGCGTATAATACAAGTACAACTACATTAACAAATAGGACTACAACTGTATCTACATCAAGAAATACAAATACTACATTTTCAACAAGTAGAAGCACTACAACAACATTTACAACAACATTTTCTACATCGAAAAGTACAGCAACGGTATTTAGTACAAGTAAAAGTACAACGACAACGTATAACACCAGTACAAATACTACAACTGCTTATACAACTACCTTTGAGACATCAAAGAGTACAACAACAGCATATAACACAACAAGAAGTACACAATTACAAGAAACAGGTAAGAGTACAACAACTGTATATACTACAACTTTTAATACTAGCACTATAACGTCTAAGTCAACGACTACAACTTTTAACACAACTACAGCGACTACGACAACTTTTAATACTAGTACAACAACTACGTATAATACAAGTACTGCAACTACTTTTTCCACATCAAAAAGTACAACGACAACTTTTGAAACATCAAGAAGTACAACAACCACATACAATACAAGCACTACTACGACAACGACGTTTAATACTTCGACAAATACAATAACAGTATTTAACACGAGTACTGCTACAACTAAATCTACTTTAACTGCTTATACAACTAGTAAAAGTACTACTACTACGTTTAATACTACGAAGACTACAAATACAGTATATTCAACAACTTTTGAAACAACAAGGTCAACAAGTACTGTTTATAATACAAGTACAAATACAACAACTGTATTTAATACGAGTACAAATACAACAACAACTTTCAATACGAGTACTAGTACTACTACTGAATACAATACAAGTACAAATACTACCACAACGTATAATACAACTACAGCTACGATTACAACGTTTAATACGTCAACTGCAACTGTAACAACGTTCAATACGTCGACAACGACTACTACTGCTTATAATACTACTAAAAGCACCACAACGACATTTAGTACAAATAGAAACACAACCACAACTTATAATACTAGTAAGTCTACGGTTACAACATATGAAACTTCTATATCTACTGCTTATAACACTAGTACGAGCACGCTTACTACATTTAACACAAGCACGACGACGACAACAACATTCAATACAAGTACTTCAACTGTAACAACATTTAGTACAACGAGATCAACAACTACTGCTTATAATACGACTGCATCTACTACAACAACATTTGCTACTAATAAGAGTACTACAACTGCGTTTAATACGAGTACATCAACAGTAACAACATTTGCTACTAGTAAATCAACATCAACAGCATATAATACTAGTACTAGTACTACTACAACTTGGGAAACATCTAAAAATACTACTACAGCATATAATACGAGCACGGCTACAATTACTGTATGGAGTACAAATAGGAACACGACTACAACATTTAATACTAGTACCACTACTACAACAACTTATCAGACTGACTTGAGTACATTAACTGTGTATAATACGATAACAACATACACAACTAGTTTTAATACGTCGTTTACTAAGCAAACTTCGTGGTATGCAGATGCAGAAGAGTATAATCAGCCTGGGGATAGAGTGAATCACCCGAGATCAAGCGTTTCTAGTGAAGAGTATTAGAATTTGCTAAAAGCATGTAATAAATATATTATACAAATTTAAATTTAATTTTATGGAAATGTTTAACAAAAAAGAGCTGGATAGTAGAATCGGCCCTTTAAAGAAAGACAAGAAATTATATGACCTAGAACAAGTAGAAGGTTATGTAATTCGAAAAGCTAGTGAAAATGGTTTGGAATCTAGCTACGATGTTATGGCAGAAGAAATGCCCTACTTCAAAACCTTAGCATACACAGAGTATGCAGGTTGTTTTTATTTACAACCATTAAACTATAAAATAAGGAATGAACAAATGATCGACGCTGCAAAACCAAGCAACGAAGAGATTGTTGATTATTCTTCATGGTTTATAAATAGAATCGTAGATAACGGAGCTAATAAATATAGCGGTCGAGACGAAAAAGCCTTCTCGAAATATGAACCTAAAGACTATTTAGTAGTTTTACCAGGCTCTAATAAGGTTAGAGAAAATGTTTGTTTAAATAGATTAAAACATATAAGAAGCAAACACGGTAATAATGTATATTTTAAACCTCACCCTATAACAACACATCAGATTATAGGTGAATTAAAAGATTTTTTTGGTGAAGAAAATATATTGCCAAGAAATATAAATATGTATTATTACTTACAAAAAGCTAAAGGTGTATACACAACTCATATAAGCGAAAGCGCTATATATAGTGTTGTTATGAATAAAGAAACATCACCTATAGACGTTTGGAACAATATACAAAGAGGATCATTTTATTGTATAAATAATCATTTACTATATAATCAGGATAATGCCAAAGAATATGTTAATAAAACATTTTCTAATTTTAAATCAGGTATTATAAATCCTGAAATAGATAAAAACTGGAAAGAAAAAGTTGATAAGTATATAGATTATATATGCGCTAAAAGAGAAAAATACAAAGGGTGGTTCGTAAGTTCTTCCCCTAAAAAATAATTAAATACAATAATAAATTTTAAAAACCATGAGTAAAAAAAATAAAATAACCAAAGAAGAATTAGAAAATTTACAAGGAATAGTAGGTAGACTAAATTCAGCATCTAATCAATTAGGCAATATAGAGATGCAAAAACACCAATTGTTGCATGCTTCACAAGAACTTCAGAGTAATTTGCAAGGTTTACAAAAAGCACTTGAAGAAATTTATGGACAAGTAAATATAAATATCAAAGACGGCACTTATGTTGAACTTCCTAAAGAAGAAGTAGACCCTAAAAAATTAATATTAGAGGAATAAAATTATGTCACTGGTAAGAAAAATTAGTATAGGTAGAGACTATAAAAATGACGCTATGCATTATGCAGTAGGCCAAGAGGTTTACGGTGGTCACACAATATGTGATATTGTAGAGGAGTCACAAAAATTTTCTATTTATATTAAAAAAGGAAAAGAAGTATTACCGTGGAAGGATTTTAATAAAAATATGGCTATAGCCGTTGAGTATAACCTAGAATATTAATGCGAAGTTTATTTAACTTTATAGTTAAACCTAAAAATACACGCTACGATAATAAAAAATATATTGATGGATCAGAGTTACTGTTAACTACAGAGATCTCTGATCATCGATATGTTAGTCGCGTTGGTATAGTGACATCTACCCCTAAGCAAAACGATACAAAAATTAAAATCGGTGATGAAGTTATAGTTCATCATAATGTTTTTAGAAGGTGGTATGATCAACACGGTGAAGAAAAAAATACTAGGAGTTTTTACAAAGAAAATGAATACTTTGTAATGCCTGACCAAATATTTTTATTTAAAAGAAATAATAAATGGTATATACCAGAAGGCTATTGTTTTATTAAACCAATTGTATCTAATAATATATTTTCTAAAGAAAAAGAAATTCCGTATCAAGGAATTATAAAACATGTTGATAGTAAACTTGATAATATACATGTAGGAGATTTAGTTGGTTTTACACCTAGCAGTGAATATGAATTCATTGTTGATGGTGAAAGATTATATAGAGTATTAACTAATTCAGTATCTATTAAGTATGAACGTCAAGGAAACGAAAAAGAATATAATCCAAGCTGGACAGAAAGCTGTTGATGAATTAATTAAGGTTGCAAAAGAACCTATAGTTGATTCAGAAGACGATATCTCAGCGGATAGATTAAAGAATGCGGCTGCTACAAAAAAGCTAGCTATATTCGATGCTTTTGAAATATTAAATCGGATTGAATCTGAAAAAGCTTTACTTGAAAATAAACCTTTAGATAAAAAGGTAGATACATTTAAAGGCTTTGCCGAAAGAAGATCTAAATAATGTACGAGCAAACTTTATATAAGATAATTGAGCCTATAAAAATAAATACTATAAAAAGACTCAATAAAGCAAAAAAGTGGAAATATGGGTACAATAAAGAGCATGATATTACCGTTATATCAAAAACTGGTCAAATTGGCGAAATATATGAAATCCAAAATTTACGTATTGCTTTACCTAAACCCGAAGGCGTTTGTGAAAAGTACGATAAGTGGGTTGTTGAAGAGTATCCAAAAGAACTCCAAAAAATAAAAAATATATTTGATTGGAAAGATTTACCAACAGAGTACCAGAATAAGTGGCATGAATATATTGATAAAGAGTTTACTAAAAGAGATAATGGCTATTGGTTCTATAATAAGGGCAATCCTACTTATATTACTGGGACTCATTATATGTACTTGCAGTGGACCAAAATTGATGTTGGGAAACCAGAGTTTAGAGAAGCAAATAGATTATTCTTTATTTTCTGGGAAGCTTGCAAAGCAGATACAAGATGTTACGGAATGTGCTACCTCAAAAATAGACGGAGTGGCTTTTCATTCATGGCATCGGGAGAAACAGTTAATCTTGCAACAATCAGTTCTGACTCAAGGTATGGTATACTTTCAAAATCAGGAGCTGACGCAAAAAAAATGTTTACCGACAAAGTTGTCCCAATATCAGTTAACTACCCATTTTTCTTTAAACCAATACAAGATGGAATGGATAGGCCTAAAACAGAATTGGCCTATAGAGTTCCCGCAAGTAAGTTTACAAAAAAGAGTATTCTTACAAACCAAAAAACCGAACAACTTTCAGGACTTGATACAACAATAGACTGGAAAAATACAGGGGATAACAGTTATGATGGTGAAAAATTAGCTTTATTAGTACATGATGAAGCTGGTAAATGGGAAAGACCAGAAAACATATTAAATAACTGGCGAGTTACAAAAACTACTTTAAGATTAGGTAGTAGAATTATTGGTAAATGTATGATGGGTTCAACAAGTAACTCATTAGATAAGGGAGGTGAAAACTTTAAAAAACTATATAATGACTCAGACGTTACAAAAAGAAACCGCAATGGACAGACTCGCTCGGGATTATATAGTTTGTTCATACCTATGGAATGGAACTTCGAAGGATTCATTGATTCTTATGGAGTACCTGTATTCGATACGCCAGAAAAGGCGGTCAAAGATTGCCACGGCGAATACATTGACGTCGGAGTTGTTGAGCATTGGGAGAATGAAGTTGAGGGATTAAAAGGTGATCAAGACGCATTAAATGAATTTTATAGACAATTTCCAAGGACTGAAGAGCACGCTTTCAGAGATGAAACTAAAAATAGCATATTTAATCTTGTTAAGATTTACGAACAGATTGACTACAATGAAGAAGCTAGATATAGTGGTAATGTCAATACTGGGAGTTTTTCGTGGAGGAACGGGATCAAAGATACAAAAGTAGATTTTACGCCCAACCCTAATGGAAGATTTAATGTAAGTTGGATACCAAGTGCAAATTTACAAAA